GGAACTGACAGCGATGAATACTTGATTCGAGTCTTAGGGGAGTTTCCTAAGATGAATACTATGGATGATGAGGGATGGGTTCCCATGCTAGAGGAAGCTGAACTGAAATTTGTACCGGATGCCAACTTCATAGGGGAGACAAGGATGGGTGTTGACCCAGCTGGAGAAGGAAAGGATAAGACTACATGGGTAGTAAGGGATTCTTTCAAGGCTAGGATCGTAGCTGAGGAGAAGATCTCCAACGAGTCCAGCATAGCTCAGAAGACCTTGACCCTAATGACCCACTACAATGTACCGGAGAAGAACATCTTTATAGATAACTTCGGTATAGGAGCGAACATTTCTAAAGAGTTAGCACTATCAAGCTTGAGGGTTAATTCCTACCCGATCAATGTGGGAGAGAAGGCGAAGGATAGCGATAAGTTCATGAATGTGCGGGCTGAAGCCTACTACAGGTTGAAGCAATGGCTCAGGAAAGGCGGAGAGTTAGTCAACCACGCAGGTTGGGATGAGCTACTTCACCTCTTCTACAGGAGAGAACTATCGGGAAAGATGCAGATAATGGGTAAGAGGAAGATGAAGAAGATGGGTATATCCTCTCCTGACTTCGCAGATGCACTCATGCTGACATTTACAAAACCAGAATACAGCTCTGCACGGAGGCAGACACCAGCACCAAGAGAACCAACTAATAAATACACAGGATACTAAGTATGGCTATTAAAGTTAAAAAACAGGAACTTCCAAATTTGGCTAGTTTCGTGTCAGAGAACTACCAACGATCCTACAATTTTCAGCAACCGCTGTTCAATAATTTTATTGAGTACTACAAGCTCTATAGAAGTATTCTAGATGAGGGCAAGCAAGCCTATGAAGGACGAGCAAACCTGTTTGTTCCATATGTCTATTCTACTATTGAGTCAATGATGCCGAGATTGATTGGAGGAAAGCCAAAGATCGACTCTACTCCCCGTGAGCCGGAGGATCTAAACAAGGCACTGTCTAATACCAAGCTCACTGATTACCAGTGGGAGACCATGGAAATGAAGAGGAAGCTAAAGATGTGGGTCAAGCAGTCCCTTCTTTATGGAACTTCCCCACTTAAACTCTATTGGAAGAAGACCAAAGACTATGATGGTCCCTGGGCAGATGTGATCGACGTGTTCGATTTCTATATTGATCCTAACGCTACCCAGGATGTAGAGCCTCACTATATTATTCAGCGAGCAGAGCGAATGATTGAGGAGCTACGTGACAACCCTAACTACACAATTCCTGCTCAATTAGAGGCTGAAGTACGTGAAGAGCAGTATAAGGTCCGGAGAGACGCTATTTTGGGGCTTACACGTCCAAAGGATAAGGACATCAAGTCAGTAGAGATCTTTGAGTACTGGGGCTTGTATGACTTCGATGATGGTAAAGGTGAAGTAGAAGCGTTAATTGTAACTGCTAACCGTGAGCATGTTATCAGAGCTGAGCCTAGTCCGTTCAAGCATGGTCAGAAACCTTTCATCTCTATCCAAGACATCAACGTTCCAGATCAGTTCTGGTCTATTGGTGAGGTTGAACCACTTCAGTCCCTACAGTATGAGCTTAACGATGTAAGGAACCAGCGGATGGACAACGTAACCATGATCCTTAATAGGATGTGGTTAGTTGATAAGAACGCTGATGTAGATGAAGAAGACTTAGTATCACGTGCTGGAGGAGTCGTCCATTGTGGAGATATCAACGGCATCAGAGACCTAAGCACTCCAGACGTTACAACTTCTAGTTATAACGAGGAGACTCTTATCAAGGCTGACATCCAGCAGACATCAGGTATCACCGATGTAACTAAGGGAATGGGTGGAGCATCTGTAAGGGGTCAGTCTGGTATAGCCAATGAGACGGCCACAGGAGCATTGTTACTACAGGAAGCTGCTAATGAGAGATTAAAATACAAACTGGACAACATCGAGGATGCACTGAAAGAATTCGGACAGCAATTGAACGCTTTAAATGCCCAGTTTATCAAGACGGATAAGGTTATACGTATATTAGGTGAAGAAGGTCAGAAGTGGGAGAAGGTTACCCCGGATGACATCAAGGGCGCATACGACATTGTAGTCGAGATGGGCTCAACACAGTCACTCAGTCGAGCGGTCAGAAGAGCAGAGGCACGAGAGCTTATTGCTACGATGGCTCCTTTCGCTGAGTTAATAAATATGGATTTCTTTATTAAGAATTTACTACGACAATATGATATTGCAGAAGTGGATGAGGCGTTTGCGAAACCGCAATTACAGCCAGGACCATCCGAACAGTCCCTCGAACAAGCAGGAGGAGCCCAAGGAGCTATCTTCGGAGGAACTACAAACCGTGCTGGCAATGGCGAGCTCAGAGGGCTTTCGCGCCCTATCCCGCCTGGCGCACAGAGAGGTCAATAATTTAAGGAACAAGTTGGAAACAACTGATATGAGAGAACTCAAGAATATACAAGGAAAGATCAAAGGTATTAACTGGTGGTTTAACGAAGTGAAATATCGGGGGGATAAGAAGCAACGTGACATCACTAATTAAAATTAAATAACTCGCCCCGTAGGCGTTAAAAACGTAAAGTTATGGATAAACAAGCAACAGGCGTTAATACAGCAGAAGGAGACATCGTTACAAACGATGGCACCAATGTCCAGGGGGACACGGTAACTGCACCTGATCAGCCATCAGAAATCAAACCTATTGAGGCTACACCTCAGACCGACAGTGAAGTCGCACAAACACCAGAGGAAGGCAACAGTGAAGGAGCAAGAACGGTCCCTTATGACCGGTTTCAACAAGTTAATGATGAGAGAAAGAAGTACAAAGATCTTCTTGAGACTCAGAGTGCTCAACCCGAACCAGAACCTGAACCAGAGATGGAACAGGAAGATGAGTTCGATGATGCCATTAAGATTGTTGATCGCCGAATCGATGACAAGATGTCTCGTCTAACGAGAAAGATGGAACTCGATGAAACCATAAGAGCCAATTCTGACTTCTATAAGTATAGTGAAGAGATCAAAGGCAAGGTGCAAGATAATCCCTCACTTAGCTGGTCCGATGCTTATCGGTTAGTAAAGTATGAAACTTTGAACCACCAAGCAACGCAGCAAACAAATGAAGCCCAAGCAAATGCAGAAAAGACAACTGCTCAAGTTGAAGGAGCTTCTCATCAGAAACCACAGCTAAAAAGTGCCGGTGAAATCGACATTAACGCTAAAGGTCCTGATGGAAAATTCCTCTATTCATTAGAGGAACTAGCTAATTTATTACCCAAATAAACGAGTCGCTTCTGTCGAAGCATAATGTACGATACTAAAGAACAACTTTATGCCCGCAGCATTAACAACAACAACGTCGTTGACAAATACAATCAAGACATACTACGACCGAATGATGCTTGAGGTTTTGGACCCGACATTGAAGTTTTTTCAGTTCGGCGTAAAGAAACCATTACCAAAAGCAGAAGGAAAATCCGTTATCTGGAACCGACCAACTAACCTTGGTCGAGGCTATACTCTAGCTGAAGGTTCTACTATGGCACTATCAGCAGCTAACGCTTTATCTACAACTAAAGTTTCAGCTGTCGTCCGTCAGTTTGGTGGATTCACCACTATCTCTGACCTAGTCGACCTAACATCTATTACTGATGTTATGCAGATGGCTGCAGAACGAATTGGACAACAGGCTGGTGAGACTATCGAAAGAGTAATCATTTGTGAGAACTTCATTCAGAATGTTCCCGTACTTGGTTCTTCAGCTCATCACCTTGTTAAAACTTCTGCCGAGATTACTGACTACTGGGGCTCTGTATCCGGTGTATCCGTAATCGCATTACCAGGTGGTCCAGTTGGACTTGTATCTTCTACAAACGTTATCGCAGTTTCTGATATCAGACGATCTGTCTATGAATTGAAGAAATTGAACGTTTCTCCTTATGACGGTAACGACTATGTCGCTATCATCAATACTGAGACTGCAGAAGACATCGTTGGAGACAGCACATGGATTAACTTC